ACTCCTGCGGCAGCGGAAAAGCTACTGCCAAAGGAACAAAGAGTTATCTTGGACGAACTCACGGTCAAGGTATCAAGTGGACTCACGCTTGCGAGAGATCGCAGTCTGAGTCAATAATGCAATCCCTAAACTTCTGAAAGCGAAACGCAAAATGCTAAATTTATCTTCTGGTGGCGGTAATGGAAACTACATCCGCTTTTCTCCCCAAGCCAACGCATGGACAAACAACCAAGGCGAGGAAATCCAACTCGGTAAGGTTGTCTTCGACATCAATGCAGTGCAAACAGGCTGGCTGCAACTCGGTGTTGGTGTACGCGATTGGCAACCCGATGCAAGCCTTGGTAAGAAAGGCCCACAGCCGACACCTGACCACAAGCGCGGATTCATCATCCACTTCTACAACAAGGCTCTTGGCCTGTGCGAGTGGTCATCTTCCGGAGTAGGCCCAAACATGGGGCTGGAGAAGCTGTACATGGAATGTGCGGCGCAGCAGGCCGCCAACCCTGGCAAGTTGCCTGTGCTGGAGTATGCAGGCTCCAAGCTGGAAAAGATCGGTAAAGGCACCACCCGCATCCCGAACTTCAATATCGTGTCATGGATCGACCGTCCCGCTGGCATGGACGCTGACGCGGCTCAGGAGGCAGCACCAGCGCCGGTGGCACCAGCAAGGCCAGCGTTCATTCCACCAGTTGCAGTGCCAGCGAAGTCAGCGATGGCCGCGGCAGTGGCTGATGACGAGATGTTTTAACTGATCGGCTTTAAGCACCGCTGGGTAGCACCAGCGGTTTTTTTTCCTCTAAAAAAATACAACATGAAATATCTCTCACTTTGCAGTGGTATTGAGGCGGCAACAGTAGCATGGCATCCCCTTGGATGGGAGGCAGTGGCGTATTCGGAGATCGAAAAGTTTCCATCTCAGGTGCTGGCGCACCATTACCCACAAACGCCAAACCTTGGCGACATGACGAAATTTAAGGAGTGGTCAATTGAATCAAATGTCGATCTTCTTGTCGGAGGAACTCCCTGCCAATCATTCTCAGTCGCAGGACTCAGAAAAGGATTGGATGACCCGCGTGGCAACCTCATGCTTACCTATCTTGCCATTGCTGACAAATATCGGCCCAGATGGTTGGTCTGGGAGAACGTCCCTGGCGTTCTGTCATCTAACGGAGGAAAAGATTTTGGAGTCTTCCTCGGGGCGTTGGGAGAACTCGGGTATGGGTTCGCATACAGGGTTCTTGACGCTCAATACTTCGGAGTGGCACAGCGCCGCCGCCGTGTGTTCGTTGTCGGATACCTTGGAGACTGGCGAGCTGCCGCAGCGGTTCTTTTTGAGCGCCACAGCCTGTCAGGGCATCCTGCGCCGAGCAGAGAAAAGAGGCAAAGTGTTGCCCCCACAATTAAAGCAAGCATTGGAACAGGTGGGGTTGACGTAGAGCATCCGATGATTGCTTGTACGCAATGGCCTGCCGAAATAAGCAGCACATTGGATACAACATTTGGTACAAAGATGGGCTTGGAAAATCAACACGTTAATGCTGGTTGTCCAATGTTTGTGCCAGCCTACGGCATACCTGGCAATTGGATTGGGCGCAAGCCTGAGAACGGTGGCAACGCCACAGAGCCAATGTATGACATTGCGCCATGCCTTACCAAGGCTGATCAGCATGGCGTGGCGCAACCCATTGCATTCAGCGGTCAGATGTCGCAACCGCAAACTAATGTTGATGTCACGCAAACCCTGCAAGCCAAGAATCCGATGGCGGTATGTTTAATGGATCAAGGCGGCAGTGTGATGAACATTGAACACGACATGACAGGCACATTGCGGCGTGAAACGCATGGGCATGAGCCTGTGGTGATGCAAGCAATGGCAGTACGCAGACTCTCGCCAAAGGAATGCGAGAGACTCCAAGGATTTCCTGACAACTACACCGACATCAAAAGTAAAAAGAAAAAAAGCAAAAACAAACCCACTCCAGACGGGCCAAGGTACAAAGCATTGGGCAACAGCATGGCAGTGCCTGTGATGGTATGGATCGGGCAACGCATAAACGAAGTAGAGGCAATATGCAAGCAGAACAAATAGCCAAGACGCTGGGCAACGCAAAGAAAGCAAACGGTCAGTGGGTAGCCAGCTGCCCAGTGCCAGGTCACGGCAAGGGCAACGGCGACAGGAATCCAAGCCTCTCCATAGACATCAATGACGAGGGCAAGCCGTTGTTCCACTGCCACGGTGGATGCTCACAGGAGGACGTGTTCCAGACCATCAGGGAATTGCACCTGTTGCCGGAACTCATGGAACGGCCAGACCCACTCGCAAACATCAAACCGATACCGCGCAATGTGCTGGAGCAGGAGTGGCAATACCAGGACGAGGACAGACAAACAGTTTTTGTAAAACAGCGTTACAAGGTAGGCGAGACAGGCAAAACCTACCGGCTGTACAAGGTTGACGCGGATGGCCGCAGGCACTCAAGCCTTGGCGATGCACGCATAGTTCCCTACAACCTGCCAGCACTCTTAGACGCGAAGACAGCAGGCCGCAATATCTTCCTTGTGGAAGGCGAGAAGGCAGCGGATGCCATCACAAGCATTGGCATGATTGCAACAACGGCGCACACTGGTGCCGGCAGCTGGCCGGAGGCCATCACCGAGTACTTTGCTGGCGCTCAGGTCATCATCCTTCCGGATAACGATGTACCAGGCTGGCAGTACGCGCACAAGGCGGCCCAAGCAATACTGCCCATCGCCAAGTCGGTCAAGGTAGTTGACCTCGGACTGCAAGGGCAAGGCGATGATGCCTATGAATTCATTGAGGCTGGCGCTGGTAGAGAAAAGCTGGTGTGTTTAGTCAAGGCAGCGCAAATACTTACTAGTGTGGATCAGGTAACGATGCCCGAAAGATTGAATCCGATTACAAATTCAGTTGTAGAAGTCACCATGGCTGAATGGAATCCGATTGAAAACATAGCAAAAGAGTTTGAAACAGAGCCAGCGACACCGATTCCAGCCAAGCCAACAAAGCAGATCAACATCGAGCATTGGGACAGCATCCAAGACGAGCCGGTGAAGTGGATGATTGATAAGGTGTTGCCGGTGGGATCGTTCAGCGCGTTATTCGGGCCGCCAGGCTCATTCAAGTCATTCATTGCCTTGGACATTGCCGAGGCGATCGCCACCGGCAGAACGTGGATGGGCAACGAAGTCAGCGAGCAAGGCGCGGTGCTGTATTTGTGTGGCGAGGGATTTGGCGGTGTCGGCGCAAGGATCAAGGCAATTAAGCAGCACCACGGCACCGAGGACGGTGCGCCGATCTACGTTATCAGGCACCAACTCAACCTCAGATCGAGCGTGGAGGACTTCAACGCGCTGATGCTAGCCGTGGAGCATCTGGTTATAGACACCGGCATCAACTTCAAGCTGATCATCATTGACACGTTAGCTAGAGCCTTTGGCGGCGGCAATGAGAACGACTCCAGCGACATGGGATCGTTCATCTCCAGCTGCGGACGCATCCAGCAGATCGTTCAGGACTGCGCCTTGATGATCCTGCACCACAGTGGAAAGGATGCCACCAAAGGACTGCGCGGCCACTCCAGCCTCTTAGGCGCGGTAGACACAGAGTTGGAACTGATCCGGTTTGAGGACTCCATGAAAGGAATCATTCGCACGGCCAAGCAAAAGGACGGCGAGGACGGCACAAGAATCGGCTTTGAGATGGTCAGCGTGGAACTCGCGCCGCCAGCTGGATCACTGCAAATAGGCGAGCCGATCACAAGCCTGGCGGTGCAGGCATCAGATCAAGCCAAAAATGATCACGCAAAAATGACCGAGCCAAAGGCTCCAGCCAATAAAGGTGGTGGCAAATGGCAGATATATGAGATCCCATCGCTTTATCGAGCAATTAAGAATAAGGGTTTCATTGAGGATGTAAATGGGGTCAGCATGAAAGTGGTAAAAATTGATGATTGGAAGGAGGAATTTATACGCCAAGCCAGTGCCTCGGATGCATCAAAGACGCAGATAAATAACGCAATTTATGAAGCGAAGAAGCGACTCAAGGGAAATAATTCGGGTGGACATTACGACAAAGTGGCATGGCTTAGTCAAGATGTCATGACGAAAATAGCAAATGAAACAGCATACAGTTTTAATAAGTAACGATCGGAAGCGATCGGAAGCGATCGGAAATCAGATGCTTCCGATCATCGGAAGTCGGAATCGGAAACGAGAGTCTAGAAGACTCGTAGTTTCCGATCGTTCCGACAGACGCTTCAGTGAATTTTGATAAGGAGAACAGAAATGGCAACAAAGCAAAAGAGTAGACAGCATCCACCAGCAACGAGTCCAAGTCCACAAGCAGACCCTTGGACGATTTACGTTCAATCCAAACTGGTGGAACTGGAGGCTGCCAAAGCAGTCAGCGACAGGAAATGGGGAGAAAATCGACTGATTACTTTAGTTGACAGTGGACTGAGAGAGAAATTCTGGATTCAGAACGCCAGATTGCAGCAAGCAGTCACGGCAAAGGATCAGGCGAGATTCGATTCAAGCCTGGCGGGAATGATCAGGGCGTATGGCGTACTGGATCAGTGGGCAACCGATCAAGGCATAACGCCAGCCAGCGACAGCATCCCAAGGATTGAGTGGGAAATGCAAAACGGCCAGGTTATGGTGATTGTCAGAACTGTCAACGAGGCCGTGGCAATACAGCGGGAGCGTCAAGACATCAGCAACCAGAATATCTGGGCAATGGAAGAGATCGAGGCACTGATGGCCGATGAGCGTATGCAACAGGTCATCAAGATCAAAGCACTATTCCCAACGGCCAAAGTCACAGCATTCAAACCAGCGCCAGACTTCAAGCTCGGCGGTGCAACAGGATTTGATGACTTTGAAAACGACTTGAAATTCGATGACAATGAAGTCATGGAAAAGAAATTCGACACCAAACTCGCAGGAAGGCTCAAGAATGCAGCGAATTAAGCAATGGGTACTGGATATCGTCCAGCGGATTAAAACGGCTCTGAGGAGGGTCTGAGCGTGGCAGGAAGACCAAAATTCAGAGAGGACATGGCTCTGCTTGAGGATTTGCCTCACGACATGATCGTGTCCATGTTTGAGGCAGGCAAGTCACAGACAACGATCTGCTACGAACTTGGCATTGGGCGCAGGGCGCTAGAGCAATGGATCGAAGATACTGATCCCTCTATAATTGCGCGTGCGCGCGCGATAGCCGCCGATAAGCTGGCTGTAGAGACAATGTCCATTGCGGATGACATGGACGTGGAGCATCCGCAGCGCGATGTCCAGCGCATCCGCACTCGCCAGTGGCTGGCCGAGCGATGGGATCAGAAGACTTACGGCCTACAAAAAGCAGCCTCAATCAACATCAACATCCAAGACTTACGCATGGCGGCACTGCGCCATGTCGAAGTGGTTGACGAGTTATCCACAGGCGAGAGGCACGATTAAGCCATGATTGAACACATTGCCCTGTGGATAACGCAACTCTGCCTGTTTGTTGAGCAAATACTGGTCAGTTATCCACAATTGACTTAACATAATGGACATCGTGTTAAATGGAATATGTCAGCATTCTGTAAGAAAGCATATAGATCAATGACTTGCATGAATAGTGGATTGTGGATAACTTTCAGCGGTAAAGTGGCCGCTGCTGGCGCTGGAGCGTGCCGCTGGCCGTGGGCGGCGATGACCCCCCCCTTGCGCGATTTCGGCGGGGGCGGCTGAAGATGCAACCGAACACCTACCGAATCCCATAAACACATGACCGACCCCCTACCCCCCACTGCTACGAAACCGCGTCCAGCCAAAAAAAATAATGACTTGCTGGTAAACAATCCATTTGTCGAATTCGTCAAGCTATACAAGAACAACCCTGTGCTGTTTGTCCGCGAGGTGCTGAACACTGAGCCTGACCCGTGGCAAGTGGAATTCTTGAATCACATTGCCAAGGGTAATCGGCGTATCTCTGTCAGATCGGGCCATGGCGTGGGCAAGTCAACGGCCAGCGCCTGGGCGATGATCTGGTATCTGCTGCTACGCTTTCCGGTGAAGGTGGTGGTGACGGCACCAACGAGCAGCCAGCTGTATGACGCGCTGTTTGCGGAGGTCAAGCGGTGGGTGAAGGTGCTGCCGCCGATGCTGGCTGATATGTTGGAGGTGAAGCAGGATCGCATTGAGGTAAAGGATGCCAACGAGGAGGCGTTTATCTCAGCCAGGACATCGAGGGCAGAGCAGCCCGAGGCGCTGCAAGGCGTACACAGCGACCATGTGATGCTGGTGGGGGACGAGGCCAGCGGTATTCCGGAGAAGGTGTTTGAGGCGGCCAGCGGAAGTATGTCCGGCCATAACGCCGTCACGTTGCTGCTGGGCAATCCAGTAAGGAGTAGCGGGTTCTTTTATGACACCCATAACCGTCTGGCGGGGGATTGGGTGACCATGAAGGTGTCCTGCGCCGACTCGCCGAGGGTATCTGAGGCTTACATTGAGGAGATGAAGTCGAGGTACGGCGAGGAGTCAAACGCCTACCGCATCAGGGTATTGGGTGAATTTCCAAGGAGTGACGAGGACACCGTCATACCCATGGAGTTGCTGGAATTGGCGATGAATCGTGACGTGGTGGCGAGTCCTTATGCGCCGCTGGTCTGGGGATTGGACGTTGCAAGGTTTGGCTCTGACCGTTCGGCGCTGTGCAAGCGGCGGGGTAATGCGGTGATTGAGCCGATCAAGACGTGGAAGAATTTGGACTTGATGCAGCTGACCGGCGCGGTGGTGGTTGAGTTTGAGGCGTTGCCGCCAAGCGACAGGCCCGAAGAGATACTGGTGGACAGCATTGGGCTTGGTGCCGGAGTCGTGGATCGGTTGAAAGAGTTGGGATTACCCGCACGCGGTATCAATGTCAGCGAGAGTCCAGCCATGGGCGGTACTTACAGGAATCTGAAGGCTGAGCTTTGGTATAAGGCCAAGGCGTGGCTGGAGCAGCGTGACTGTCGGCTGCCAAAGGATGAGTTGCTGGTGGCTGAGTTGGCGACCGTGCGGTATATGTTTACGAGCAACGGCAAGATTCAGATTGAGAGCAAGGATGAGATCAAAAAACGCGGTTTGGCCTCTCCGGACAAGGCTGATGCATTCTGCTTGACCTTTGCCAGTGACGCTGTAATCGGCATGATGGGAAGCAAAGCCAGCACCAAGTGGGGACAACCGCTGAAAAGAAACCTGTCTAGGGTTGCATAATTGACGTAATTGTTTAAAGGAGCATTCAGATGAAGATGACCAAAGCGGCAAAGAAGGTGGGCAAGGTAATGCATGAATTCAAGACCGGCAAGCTGCACTCTGGTGCTGGCGGCAAGGTTGTGAAGAATCCCAAGCAGGCCATTGCCATTGCGATGTCCGAAGCCAAGATTCCTATGAAGGCCAAGCCTGGCATGAAAAAAGGGAAGATGTAATGGCTACCATGCAACGCACCATGGCGCAGGCCATGGATCAAAAGCCTGGCTACCAGGACACCAGCGCCAGCTGCCCTGCTCCAACGCAGGACGTGACGCTGAATCTGAAGAATCGCGCCAAGGCGATCACCAGCGCGGGTTACGGCCCTGAGAATCCGGCGCTGCCTAATGATGCTTTTTGGAGCAAGAAGGCTGACCAGTGGGACGTGTCTGTGGATGATGCCAAGCAAAGCCGTTGCGGTAACTGCGCGGCTTTTAACGTGTCCGACAAGGTCAAGCAGTGCATTGCTGACGGCATTGGCCGCGAGGCTGACCCATGGGGAACGATTAAGCTGGCCGACTTGGGTTACTGCGAGATATTCGACTTCAAGTGCGCCGGTACGCGCACCTGTGATGCTTGGGTTGTTGGCGGCCCGAACAAGGGTGACGGCGGCGGTGACGGTGAAAATGGGGGGATGGATGCGGAAGAGAGCGATTCTGAGCCTGATTCATTGCTCACCATCAAGATCGGGTCAGCGGATTGATTTCCCCGATCTGCATCAGCACGGTACACGGCAAAGGTTTGCGGGTGATGCTCACAAGCATTGCCGAGTACTGTCCCGAAGTGCCTGTGTATTTGCGAGGGCCAGAGTCCATCATTGGCGGCTTTGACGCTGACCTGAAGGTGTTTGGTGCGGCGCACAATTTCGGTCTTGACTACAACGAGATCATTGACCGTGCCTTTGCTGATGGGTTTGAGTCGGTGATCTGCGCCAATGACGATATCGTGCTGACACCAACGAGCTACCGGCTGCTGATGGAGGATGTCAAGCAGCTGAAAGCCGAAACTGGTGCGCCGGTTGGATGGGTTTCTGCGCGGTGCGATGCAGCCAGGCCAGTGCAAAACATTCGCTCTAACCCCTTTGATCAGCAGCTGCACTACTTCAAGTACCCATATGAAGACGCAATTGTGCCGCTGGAATGCCCATCCCCTATCTTTGCATGGATTGGTGCCGATGCGTGGAGCGCGGCTGTATTTCCACCGCTGAACTGGTACTCAGATGACGTTCACTGCGAGGATTTACGCGCGGCTGGCTTTCACCATTACCTAAGCCGGTCATATGTGCATCACATTGGCAGCCAGACGATAGGCTTAGATGGAGAAAGATTGATCCAGCAGGCCATGCCATGGCTGAGAAAAAACAGGCCAGAATATGCAAAACAGTGGTTTGACACTTAACTTAGGCTCCGGCAAGGATTACAAGCCTGATTGCGTGAATGCTGACATTCGTGCAGATGTTGGTGCCGATTGGGTGGTGGATATTGGTGCGCCGATGCAGATCGACCGACAGTTTTCCAAGATCATGGCCTTTGACGTGCTGGAACACATACCGAATTTAGTGCAGGCCATGACCAATTGCCGCGACTTGCTGGAGATGGGTGGCGAGATGCACATTCATGTGCCTTACGACTTGAGCCATGGCGCATGGCAAGACCCGACACACGTCAGAGCGTTCAATGAAAAATCATGGGTGTACTACTGCGAATGGGCGTGGTACTTGGGCTGGAAGGGCAGCAAGTTTGAGATGACGCATCTAGAGATGCGCCTAAGTGAGTACGGTGCAAGCCTAAAATTACCGCAAGATGAGATATTGCGGCTGCCTCGCGCCGTAGACTCTATGTACGTTATTCTGAAGAAAGTAATAGCATGATCAACGATTTGCAAATGACCACCGACATGGCCGCCGTCAATCCGATGGATGACACCGAGTTGCAGGGCATTATTGCCGGTGAGTTGGAAGATGCCGTCAGCTACATTGATGCCGATGTCTCACCGATTCGCGCCAAGGGTACAGAGTATTACCGTGGCGACCCCTTTGGCAACGAGGAAGATGGCCGCAGCCAGGTTGTGGCAATGGAGGTGCGAGATACGGTGAGCGCCATGCTGCCAAGCCTGATGCGCGTTTTCTTCAGCACCGAGAATGTCGTGGAATATGTACCGCGTGGGCCGGAGGATGTCGCAAACGCACAGCAGGCCACTGATTACGCCAACTACATATTCAGCAACGACAACAACGGTTTCATGACCACCTACGCGCTGTTTAAGGACTCGCTGGTGCGTAAGTGCGGTATTGCAAAGTACTGGTGGGATGAGGTTGAAGAGGTCAAGATTGAAGAATACTCCGGCCTCGATGACCAGACCGTGCAGATTCTGATGTCCGAAAATGCCGAGGTCAAGATTGTGGTCAGCTATCCTGACCCATCAGTGACCCCTGATATGACTCAGATTGATCCGATGACCGGCAATTTCCCACCGCAGCCCATGCTGCATGACGTGCAGATCAAGCGCATGACAAAGGAAGGCCGCATCAAGATCATGGCCGTGCCACCTGAAGAATTGGTGATTGACCGGCGTGCCAGATCGTTTGATGATGCTGGCATCATTGCTCACCGTCAGATGGCAACCGTGGACGATTTGCTCGCCATGGGCTACGAGTTGGAGGAGATTGAAGAGAACATTAGCAGCACCGACTTAGACAGCAATGACGAGTACTTGGCACGCCAGCCGCTGTCCACCACCATGGGTGCCGGTGACAGTTTGAATCCTGGTCAGCGCCGCGTGCTGTACGTTGAGTCCTATATCCGCGTTGACTTTGACGGTGACGGCATCCCCGAATTGCGTAAAGTCTGCTGCATGGGTTCTGGCTACACGGTGGTGCGTAATCTGCCGTCCAGCTACATCCCATTTGTAGATTTCCCTTGCGATCCAGAGCCGCATACGTCTCCGCTGGAGGCCATGTCGGTGTTTGATTTGACGCATGACATTCAAGAGATCAAGTCCGAAGTGCTGCGAAACACGCTGGACTCACTGGCGCAGTCAATCCATCCGCGCACCGCCGTGGTGGAAGGCCAGGTCAACATTGATGACGTGCTGAACAACGAGACAGGCGCAATTATTCGGATGCGCGCACCAGGCATGGTGCAGCCATTCTCCAGCCCATTTGTTGGTCAGGCCGCATTCCCGATGCTGGACTACATGGACTCCATGAAGGAAGACCGCACCGGCATGAGCAAGGCCGCAATGGGTTTGGATGCAGACGCATTGCAGTCGAGCACCAAGGCGGCGGTGGCGGCCACCATTGGTGCCAGCCAAGGGCGGCTTGAATTGCAGGCGCGCATTCTGGCCGAGGGTATGAAAAAGCTGTTCAAGGGCATTTTGTACTTGATCACCACCCATCAAGACAAGCCGCGCATGGTGCGCCTGCGGAATGAGTGGGTTGAGATTGATCCACGTGAATGGAATGCCAGCATGGACGTGACGGTGAATATCGGTTTGGGCAATGGCGACAGCAATGAGCGCATCCAAGCACTGACCATGATTGCGTCCAAGCAAGAGCAAATTATTCAGCAATACGGCTTGAACAATCCGGTGGTGACACCGGCGATGTACATCCGCACACTTCAGCGCATCATTGAGTTGTCTGGATTCAAGGATGCATCGAGTTACATTCAGCAATTGCCAGCAGACTTCCAAATGCCACAGGCTGATCAACCACAGCCGACACCTGAACAGAGTCTGGCTCAGGTGCAGGCGCAGTCAATCCAAGCAGACATCCAGAAGAAGGCTGCCGAGTTGGAATTGCAGCGTGAAAAGATGATCCGCGATGACGATTATCGAAGAGATCAAATGGCGCAAGACTTAATGCTCAAGAAATACGAACTTGAGTTAAAGTACAGCACACAAATTAGCACTGCCGAGATTGATGCTCGGCAGGCTATGGATCGGGAAGCCATGGCGCAGCAGTCTGCCATCGTCCAACAGGCGGTACAGACGGCGGCGAATGTGCCTCCACCCATCAACCTTAATGGAATGGCTCAATGAATCAGGAAGAACAGGTACGAAAAGGCCGCAAGTCCGAGCAGTTTATGCAGGACGAGGTATTTGCAACGGCCTTGGAGAAGATGCGCGGCGATTTACTTTGGGAGTTTGAGAACAGCAAACCCGAAGAGGCGAACAAGCGTGAGATTTGCTGGGCGCAACTACGTGCCATTGAAAATTTCAAGAATGAACTCACCAAAATGATCGACAACGGCAAGGTGGCACAGCGTGCCATTGAGCGAGCGCAGAAGAATCTTGTTTAAATAGGAAAATAGACCATGCAGACAGTAGCACCAACGCCAGCAGGCAGTGCAGTTCAAGGTCCGATGAATATGGCTGAAGCAGCCAATGCACTTGCTGGGATTCTCCCCGATGAGGGACAAGAGGAAAGCAGCGAGGCGCAGTTGCCCGATGAGGGCGCGGCGGTAGATGATGAGTTGCTGGACGATGCAGACGCGGCCAGCGATGAAACTGATACCGAACAATCCGAAGAAGTTGAGGATTCTGAGGAGGAAGAACAGCCACAAGTCTTCACCGTCAAGGTTGACGGTAAAGAAGTCGAGGTGACGCTGGAGGAACTCCAAAAGGGATATTCAAGGACTCAGGATTACACACGCAAAACGCAGCAAATCGCCGAGGTGCGAAAGCAGACTGAGGCAGAGTTGCAGGCAGTGCGTGCCGAGCGTGAGCAATATTCTCATTTGTTGAGTGCTCTGGAGGCTCAGGTTCAGCAGGCAGCGCAGCCAAACATTGATTGGGATCGTCTATACACAGAAGACCCCATCGAATGGGTAAGGCAGCGCGAACTGATGCGTGAAAACCAAGAGAAGTCACAAGCGATTCAAAGCGAAAAGCAGCGGCTGGCTCAGTTATCGCAACAGGAACAAATGCAGCAGCATCAGATGGTGTTGCAGCAGGAGCAAGAGGCTTTGATGGCGGCGATTCCAGAATGGAAAGACCCTAAAAAGGCTGCGGCTGAGAAGGCCATGCTTGTTCAATTCGGTCAGAAGGCCGGATTTTCTCCTGATGAACTGAAGAATGTTCTTGATCACAGGGCGGTTGTACTGTTGCGAAAAGCGGCGCTGTATGACCAGATGGTGTCCAAGCGTGGACTGATCAAGCCGGTGACGAACAATGGCCCAAGACCCGCAAAGCCTGGCGCAGCGGGAAGAGTTTCCAACAACACTGAGGCATTGCGCGCACAACAGCGTCTTGCGAAAACTGGCCGTGTCGATGACGCGGCTGATGCAATCTTCAAACTCTTGAAATAAGGAAACACCATGACTATCGTAGCAAGCACGTTCACGACCTACTCTGCAAAGGGTATTCGTGAAGATTTGAGCAATGTGATCACCAACATTGCTCCCGAAGAAACTCCCTACCAATCCAACATTGGTCGCGAAACCATCAACAACACTTTGTTTGAATGGCAGACCGACACACTGGCAGATGCAGCCGCAAATGCTCAGTTGGAAGGTGATGACGTTGGTTCATTTGATGCAGTCACCGCGACTGTTCGTTTGACCAACTACGCACAGATCAGCCGCAAGACCATCATCTTGTCGAACACTGAAGAAGTGGTCAACAAAGCAGGACGGCGTTCTGAGTTGGCCTATCAGATCGCCAAGCGCGGCTCTGAGTTGAAGCGCGACCAAGAATTCATCATGTTGAATGGCGGTGTGGCTGTTGCCGGCAACACTACCACTGCTCGCGTGACTGCCTCTTTGGGTGCTTTCGTTAAGACCAACACTGACAAGCAGACCAACGGTGTTGACCCCAGCTACACCACACTGCCAAACAGTGCTCGCACTGACGGCAACGTGCGTACTTTCACTGAAACCATTCTGAAGAATGTGATTCAGAAAGTATGGACTGCTGGCGGCACTCCGAAAATCCTGATGGTTGGCCCTGTCAACAAGCAGCGCGTTTCCGGTTTCTCTGGTATCGCCTCACAGCGTTACAACATCAACGGTGGTGACCGTCCTGCCACCTTGATCGGCGCTGTTGACATCTACGTCAGCGACTTTGGTCAAGTCTCTGTCATCGCCAACCGCTTCCAGCGCGAGCGCGATGCATGGGTGATTGATCCCGAGTATGCAAAGATGACTGTGCTGCGTCCTTACCAGCAAGTCGAATTGGCAAAAACAGGTGATGCTGAGAAGCGTATGCTGTTGATCGAATTCGGCCACAAGGTACTGGCTGAAAATGCTCACGGTCTGGCAGCAGACTTGATCACTTCTTAATCAAATAAGAGGAAAGGGGAGGAGAAATCCTCCCCTACTTACATGGAAAAACGATTTTTTGATGCAAACCCCGAAAAAGGGATCACTCGCACTTGGCACTACAACGATCTGACTGATGAGGCAACGATTCAGACTACGCAGGACTTGACTGCGGTCATTGAGGCCAACAAGCGCGACTTTGCCACCATCGACAACAAAGCAAATTGGAAGGGTGAATGGCACCATGTTGCCAGCATCCCTGAGTCAATTTACTTTCAGTTGAAGTCAGAGGGAAAGTTGGATGATCCGGAATATATGAAGCGTTGGCTCAACGACAGTGATAATCGATTTTTCAGAGTAAGACCAGGACAGGTATGAAATACATCGCAGTCTGCACGCCAGCGCGTGACATGGTCCACACAAATTACACCTATTGCTTAGTCAACATGGTTGCGTACCACACGCTGAACACCACTGACGCTGTCAGCCTCAAGATACTGCAAGGAACACTGATCCAAAACCAGCGCGCCGACCTGTGCCTTGACGCAATGCGTGAGGGATGCAGTCACATTCTGTTCATCGACTCAGACATGACTTTCCCGCAGGACATGATCGGCAGATTGCTGGCGCATGACGTGGACATTGTGGCCGCCAACTGCGCCAGACGCAGAATGCCAACAGGACCAACCGCGCAAAACTATGATGAAAATGGCAAGCGCAAGCCGGTCTACACCATGCCTGATTCCAGCGGATTAGAAGAAATTGGATCAGTTGGTACTGGCGTAATGCTGATCAAGCGCGAAGTGTTCCAAGGGATGTCTGAGCCGTGGTTTGATATGCCATGGCAGTACGACACTCGCGGCTATATGGGTGAGGATGTGTTCTTCTGCAAGAAGGCTCAGGAATTGGGTTTCAAGGTGTATATTGACCATGATGTCTCGAAAGAAATCGGACACATTGGCACATTTGAATTCCGGCATGACCACACTTGGGTTATGAAGGAACAGCTTGAAAAAGAGGCAGTCTGATGGCATTGACCACCTACACAGAACTCAAGACATCGCTGGCAGATTGGCTCAACCGATCCGATCTGACATCTGTCATTCCTGACTTCATCAGCCTGGCTGAGGCGCAGATGGAGCGCCAGCTACGCACACGTCAGATGATTGTGCGCGCAACTGCATCATTTGCGGCTGCGGCTGAGTACGGCACAGTGCCTGATGATTTCTTGGAAGTTAAATCTATCAAGTTGGATACCAATCCAGTGACATCGCTGACATTTCAGACAATTGATGCGATGGATCAACTCTCCAACACCACCTATCTGTCCAGTGGCAAACCTTTGTACTTCACGGTGGTGGGCAACCAATTCAGACTGTTGCCAATTCCTGATGGCGCATACACTGCCGACTTGGTTTACTACGCTAAGTTGACCAAGTTGTCATCCACTGTCGCAACCAACTGGTTGCTGACTCAGGCTCCAGATGTTTACCTGTACGGTGCGCTGTTGCAGGCTGCGCCTTACTTGCAGGATGATGCGAGAATCTCAGTGTGGTCATCGTTATACCTGGCTGGCCTTGACCAGTTGCAGACAGCAGATGACCGTAGTTCAACCTCTGGCGGCGCTTTGATGGCGCGTGCAAGGACATTCGGATGATGATCACCACCACCAAAGGCGACATGGATGAATCACTGCTGGAAAAGCGTGAGGGGTCTGTTGACAACGATACTGAAACAACCAGTTGGGTAGAGTATTGGCTAGATGGTGAGTTGGTTCATCGATCTGTCCACATGATTCTCAAGCGAAGTGTTTTCGCTGATGGAATCAGTCAATCAATTACTTGAATTGGGTATAACCCAAGAAGGGAACTATCATCGCAAACACTCAAGCCCTCTGCACCAGTTTCAAAGGTGAGTTGCTAGTCGGCCACCACAATTTCGGCACTGGTGTTGTTCGCGCTGCGACCACCGCCGACACGTTGAAGGCGGCTTTGTATCTAACCACAGCCACTATCAATGCCTCTACAACGGCTTATACGGCCACTGGTGAGGTTTCTGGAGCAGGCTATACCGCAGGCGGAGTGACAGTGACAAATGCCACTGCACCGGCCACCAGCGGCACCACAGCGTACTGGACACCCAGCGCCAGCATTAGTTATTCTGCGGTGACCTTGTCCACAGCTTTTGATTGCGTGTTGATCTACAACTCAACGCAGTCAAACAAGGCCGTTAGCGTCCATACCTTTGGCAGCCAGACAGTGACTGCTGGCACGTTCACGCTGACCATGCCGACCAATGATGCAAGCACCGGCCTGATCAGGTTGGCTTAATGCGATGGCACTTGTCCTTGCCAATCGTGTTTTAGAAACATCCATTACAAGTGGAACTGGCACATTAACACTTGCTGGGGCTATTGCTGGGTATCAATCATTTTCAAGTGCAATAGGCAATGGAAATACTTGCTACTACACAATTGTTGATACAACGGCAAGTGTTTGGGAAACAGGAATTGGCACATATACATCAGCAGGGAATACGTTAGCCAGAACAACGGTTCTATCTAATTCTTCTGGAACAGCAGTTGCATTGACACTTGCTGGTAATACTGTCAATGTATTTGTTACGTTGCCAGCAGAAAAGACTGTTTATTTTGATGCCAATGGAAATATTGGCGTTGGTATAACTGCTGATGGATCATCAAATATTCAAATAAAAGCTGGTACTGCTACAACAGCCCCAATTGAGTTGACATCATCTGCTGGCACTGTCATGACATCGCCTGATGATGGATCAATTGAATATGATGGCGTTGCATTTTATGCTGTCCCAATTGCAAGCAGCCGTGGTGTTTTATTAAGTGAGCACTTTGTTGCCAGAACAGGCACAAAGACAATGACCAGCAATACCAATTTGCAGGCAATATTTGGCGGTGGAACTGGTGGATTAACCAATGGCGCTTTAAGCGTTGGTGGATCGACTTCATATTTTTTTGAGGCATCAATTAACGTCAACACTATGTCTGCCACATCCGGCAATATGGGTTTTTCAATTGTCGGCGCAGGAACTGCAACATTTACAAGTGCGGCATGGCATTCATTTGGCTTTGATAACAGTACTCAAAATACTCCATCAGCTACTGGATATGGCGGTCTATGGTCATCAGCCAATGCTGAAACTGGCAATATTGTTCTTGCTGGTATTGGAACTGCTTGCTCTGTATTTATCAAGGGTATTTTTAGGATCAATGCTGCTGGAACAATTATTCCAAGCATTCAATTGACAACAGCTAATGCTGCAGTGATTGGTGCAAATACTTGGTTTAAATGTTATCCAGTTGGAACAAATACAGCCGTTTCAGTAGGAAATTGGTCATAAGGAGGGCTAATGTTTGGCTTTTCCGCATTTTCCCAAACGACATTTGGGGCAATACCTAGTGAAATAAAAATACCTGCATACCCCTATGGCACAGGTCAATATGGCATTGGCGCTTACAACAAGGGTAATTTAACACTCTCAGGTAATGCGGCTACTGGTGCTGTTGGAAATTTACTTGCTAGCCGATCAATTCAAGAAGATGGAACGATTGCCACAGGCAATGTTGGTACAGTCGGACTAACTGTCTCGGTTGACATCACTGGTAATGATTCCACCTGTGCTGTTGGATCGGTCTTAGCGACATCAAACAAGGCCATCACTGGTAATGCATCAACTTTGTCGGTTGGAAGCGTAACGGCGACAATATCAATTGCAGAAGACGGCAATGCGGCAACAGGCGCAGTTAGTTCAACTGGAGTCACCAGCACCAAGGCCATCACAGGAAATACCTTCACCGGCGCTGTCGGCACAATCACGCCAAATATTTCTCAGTCAGTTACTGGAAATGCCGCAACTGGTTCTATTGGAACAATACTGGCAGCGCCTATTTTGCTTGGCAATGCGGCCATAGAAGGCACTGGTTCAATTGGATCAACAAGAACTAAAGCAATAACAGGAAATGCTGCTACTGGTGCTGTTGGCACAATGTTGGCAGAGGTTATTTCGTTCCAAGCAATCACTGGCGTTGCTGGAACAGGCGCAGTCGGCACTGTTGGAAATATCGTATCCATTGGAATCACTGGCATTGAGTCAATTTGCGCTGTTGGCACAATGATCGGCTTTGGCTGGGGCGCAGTGCCAGATTCCAGCGAGACGTGGACAGCGCAATCAGACAACAGCGAGACATGGACACCAGTTTCTGATTCCTCGGAAAGCTGGACACCAGTTTCTGACAGCTCAGAAAATTGGACGGATTTAGAAGACAATTCAATCACTTGGCAAGAGGCCGCATAGGGGTAAAGAATGGCAGATACAACCACCACAAACTTACTGTTGACAAAGCCAGAAGTTGGCGCATCAACAGATACCTGGGGAACAAAGATCAATACCGACTTAGATAGCGTTGATGCTGTCTTTGCGGCTGCTGGCACTGGTACTTCAGTTGGATTGAATATTGGATCAGGCAAGACATTGACAGTGGCAGGTACTGCTGTTGTAAGTGGAACATTAACTGCGGCAGATGGATCAGCATCAGCACCAACCATAGCTCATACAGGCGACACAAACACAGGAATCTTCTTTCCTGCCGCTGACACTGTTGGTGTGTCTACAGGTGGCAGTGAGAAGATGCGTATCGACTCCTCTGGCAATGTTGGTATTGGTACTGCTTTGCCAAGTTATAAATTAGATATTACAAACGGTTCTGCCGCCGCAAATTGCGTAATCAGAATGACAAACTCTGGTACTTATGGGGCATATACACAATCAGTCACAAGTAATAGAACATTCTTATATGGTGGATTTGATTCAACAAGTGGATTTGCTTCTGGAGTTTGGGGTGTAAGAGACGAAACCGCCAGTGCATGGCGAATGATTATAGATAACAGCGGTAACTTGCTGGTGGGGACTACAAGCACATCAGTTACAAGTGGCGGGTACAATTTTTTAATCAATGATGGCGGCACAGGATATTCAACTGGCTATATTGGTCATATTACTGGAACTCCATCAGGTTACGCATATTTGAATTTTAAATATGCTGGTACAACCATTGGAACAATTACGCAAAACGGTACAACAGGTGTTCTTTATAATCTGACTTCTGATTACAGATTAAAGAATAACCAACAACCGCTGACAGGGGCAAAAGAATTTGTCATGGCACTTCAACCTAAGAAGTGGCAATGGTGGGATGGTTCAGGTGAGGGTGTTGGTTTTATCGCCCATGAGTTTATGGAAGTTGCCAAGTATTCTGGTAACGGAACTAAAGACGCTGTTGATATAGATGGCAATCCAGTCTATCAATCAATTCAACCATCTTCATCTGAAGTTATGGCAAACCTTGTGTCATTCATTCAAGAACAACAAGCCCTCATCACAGCCCTGACAGCACGAATTGAATCACTGGAGACAAAATGAGTGATTTAGAAAAAGATTTTGCAGTGCATGAAGCTATTTGCGCTCAACGCTATGAAGCGATTGAGGCAAAGCTGGAGGCTGGAAAGCAGCGTATGAAGATGATTGAAATTCAACTCTACATTGTGATTGCTGCGATCTTGTTTGGTCCAGGCGTTGCTGCTGACATTGTCAAAAAATTATTGGGGCTGTAAATTGATCCGATCACGCTATGCATCATGGCTGCCGGAATCTGTAAACAGATTCAAGCAGGATGTGATTTGTACCGTGAATGCAAAACGCAATTCGTTGAGGTAAAGAAAACCGCTGATGAGGTTATTGCAATTGGCAAAGAGGTACAGGGTTTCTGGAAACAGTTACTAAAATTCTTTGGCGGAAAACCAAAGCCGCAACAGCAACAATCAAAGCCAGCGGAAAAGAAGAAGGAAAAGTTTGTTGAGGTAGACGAGGAAGCAATACTGAATGACGTTGTAGATCAGCTAATTCAATTCTTCCACTTGCAGCAACAGTTGGCTGATCACATTCGGTCTGAGGAGGAGAAATCCAGAACGGTCTACGATCCTGACGCAAATCTGTTTGAGGCGGCCATCAAGAGAGTCAGAGCACAAGACCAGATGCAAAAGCTGGTTGAGGACATCAGGATGGCGATGACGTGGAATGCGCCGCCAGAGCTTGGGGCCTTGTACAGCAAGGTCATGGATATGCGTGAGATCGTTGGTGCAGAGCAGGAGGCCGCAAGGCTGGCGCAAGAGTCAAAGGCCAAGAGGAAGCTATGGCAACGTCAGCAAAGGGAGGCAAGCAACCGGCTAAAGGTGGGAGTCAGCGTCCTAACCTTGATCCTTATCGCATACCTGTGGACATGGTTCCTGTGGCTGAGTCAGGCGAGGATACTGCGATGAGTGCATTTGGATGGATTGCTGCGGTGGTGCTGGTTGCGCTGATGTTGCCACTGTTGGCATTCATGCTGCTCGATACCTTAGAGCAAAAGCAAGAGGTGAGACAGCAGTTGGAAAAAGTGGAAAAATTACGCCGTGAAGTTGAGAGGAAAAACCGTGACAAGACTCCTGATTCCATTACTGACAATCCTGTTTTTGACAGGGTGCGAAGACCGTTTTAGATACCCGTGCCAGGACCCAAAGAATTGGGACAATGCAGAATGCAAGCCTCCTATCTGCACCGCCACAGGGACTTGTCCTGAGCAACTTGTTAAACCCGAACAGGAGAAGAAGTGATGCCAACAGTCGTGATGAACAAACCAAGCCGCATGACGGCAGAAGAGATCGAAGTCCGCATCTGGGCATTTGTGATTTCTGCCTTGACGCTGATTCTTTTCGGATCGGTGGCAATGTTCCTATACAGCGTTTCCTTTGTCACTCAGCCGATGTCTGGTATGGCAGCCATTGACAAGGTGTACACACAGCAGATCAATACCATCATGGTCTTCATCACTGGCGTGCTGGGCGGTGTCGCTGGCCGGTCTGCTGTCTCAGCCACCGCAAAGGCGATAGCCAAGGCAGATGCTGACGCTGACAGCGAGCCGCCACAGCCATGAGTTTGTTTAACCCTTGGGTACTGCTTGGCATCGTCATGGCGGTGCTTTCAGCCTTTGGCGGTGGATGCTACAAGGGCAAGGACGCTGAGTATCAGCGCCAGCAGTTGGAGATTGCTGCGCTGAATGCCAAGGCGAGAGAGACTGAGAAGGCTATGGCTCAGGTGGCGCAGAGTTATGGCGAGACATTACGAAAGGCGAACAATGCTGCAAAGGTTAAAGAAACAAAGCTACGCGCTGATATTGCCTCTGGTGAGCGTAAGCTGTTCATTCCTGTCAAAGCCGCCGAGTGCGCCGTATCAGCCTCCGCAGATACCGCCGTTGCCGGTGGAGATCACAGCGGAACAACATCAGCCGAACTTGACCGAAAGACTGCTGACGATCTTGTCGCCATCGCCGCCGAAGGAGATGCCGCCATCAGAAAACTCAACGCCTGCATCCAAACCTACGAACAAATGAGGACCATGAAATGAATTTATCAGCCAACTTCAGCCTGCATGAACTGAGCAAATCTGAAACCGCATTGCGGATGGGGTTTGACAACACGCCAGACGAGGAAGCAACAGAGAATTTGCGCCTGTTGTGCGAGAAGGTGTTGCAGCCGGTGCGTGATCATTACGGCAAGGGCGTGAAGGTGAACTCTGCCTACCGTTCACCGGAGTCAAATGCGGCTGTCGGCGGGTCAAAGACCAGCGACCATTGCAAGGGCATGGCGGCAGATATTGAGATACCTGGCGTGGCCAATGCTGACCTTGCACAGTGGATCATGGACAACCTTGAGTACACACAGTTGATATTGGAGTTTTACACGCCAGGCATTCCAGACAGCGGCTGGGTTCACGTCAGCTATGACCCGAACAATTTGAAAAAACAGGAACTGACCGCCACCAAGGTTGCGGGTAAGACTACCTATTTGCCTGGCTTGGTGGCGTAATCCATGGCAACAAACCTCAATCAGCAGATCACGACACCGACACCGCCAAACCTTGGCTCTCCGGTGGCGTGGTACGAGGAGAGGTTTTTTGCTCAATCCTTTGGTGCTCTCAATGTCTATTTCAACAAGCTGACAGCAATGTTTGCGGCGCTGTTTGGACCGCGTGGTGGAAAGTGGATCAACAATCCATATGGTGCATTTGAGGACACTACAGATCAGACGGCAACGGCCAACACTGCCACCGTGATGACATTCAACACCACTGACTTTAGCAATGGCGTGACGGTGGTATCTAACTCCAAGTTGACTGTGGCGCAGGCTGGCATCTACAACTTGCAATTCAGCGTGCAGTTTGAAAATACCGACACACAAGAGCATGATGTCACCATTTGGCTGCGTAAGGACGCATCAGGCGCTGGCGTGGACATTTCTGGATCGGCTGGTTTGGTAGGTATTCCGAGTTCGCATGGCGGCATCAATGGTCACATTATTGTGGGTTGGAATTACTTCATCTCATTGTTGGCAAATGAGTTTGTTGAGATTTGGTGGTCAACACCATCAACTCAGATTTCCATTCAAGCCTATGCCGCAGGAACATCACCCACCAGACCGTCAACCGCGTCAGTGGTGGCAACCATGACATTCGTGTCCAATTTGTCAACAGAAACCGCATAATCAAGCCATGGCACTCATTCCTTTAAAAATCCCTCCAGGCGTGTACCGAAATGGTACTGAGTATCAGTCTGCCGGACGCTGGTATGACGCTAATCTTGTGCGCTGGTACGAAAACACATTACGCCCTGTTGGCGGCTGGCGTAAGAAGTCAAATAGTCAAATGACAGGATCATGCAGAGGGTTACTGACTTGGCGAGACAACTCAGGCAGTCGTTGGATTGCTGCTGGTACGCATTCAAAGTTATATGTGATGAATGAAGGAGGTACTTTAAAAGATATTACTCCAACAGGATTCACGGCAGGAACTGCTGATGCAGTTATCAAAACTGGTTATGGTTATGGGCCTTATGGTTCATATGCTTATGGTGTATCACGTCCTGATGATGGTTCTGTAACTCCTGCTACTACATGGAGTCTGGATACTTGGGGTGAATATTTGGTTGGGTGCTCAGATTCTGATGGCAAGTTGTACCAATGGCAATTGGGATTTTCAACACCAACCTTGGCGGCTGCCATTACCAATGCACCAACTGGATGCGTTGCTCTGTTATCTACAGCCGAACGATTTATCTTCGCCTTGGGCGCATCCAGCAATCCTCGATTGGTGAAGTGGTGCGATCAAGAGGACAACACTGTCTGGACAGCGTCTGCGACCAATCAGGCAGGCGATTTTGAATTGCAAACTGCTGGATCATTGAAAGCAGGAAAGCGCGTCAGAGGCATCAATCTGCTTTTCACTGACATTGATGTTCATACCGCTAGTTATGTTGGTTTGCCATATGTCTATTCGTTTGAGAAAGCAGGATCAGGCTGTGGCGTGATTTCTGCACAAGCAATTGCAGCAATTGATACTGCCGCCATGTGGATGAGCAAATCAGGATTTTGGATATTTGATGGATATGTCAAGCCATTGCCTTGCGATGTCTCTGATTACGTCTTCCAGAATTTGAACTACAACCAATCCAGTAAGATTTATGCGGTTCACAACAGCAAATTTGGCGAAATCTGGTGGTTTTATCCATCAAGCGCCAGCAATGAGGTGGACTCATATGTGTTGTTCAACTACCGTGAATCGCACTGGAACATTGGAACTCTGGCGCGTACAGCAGGAACAGATCGAGGCGTGTTCTTGAATCCATTGATGGTATCCACTGATGGATATGTTTACGAGCATGAGGTCGGCTATACCTATGACTCTGCCTCTGTCTATGCTGAGTCAGGACCATTTGAGATAGGTCAGGGTGACAGCATCATGTCGGTGCGCCAGGTGATTCCGGATGAGCAGACGCTGGGTGAGGTACAGATTTCATTCAAGACGCGCTTTTACCCAATGGACACTGAGTACACCTATGGGCCGTACTCGGCGGCAATTCCGACTGATGTCAGGTTCTCAGGCCGTCAGGTGAAGATCAGGTATACCGGAGCCGTGACAGACGATTGGCGGGTTGGCATCAATCGGCTTGAGGCTGTGGCATCTGGTAAGCGTTGAGACGAAATTGAGAGAAAATGGCAGAAAAAGTACCTGTATGTATCAGAGATGATTACATCTTTTACTTGGAATTTTTTGACAATTTGCTTTGGTTTCACATTGACATCAAAAGATGGTCAGCGAAAGTTAAAAAAAATTGTCAAAAGGATTTTTTTAGTCTTGACGCATTGATTGGAAAGCCGATCTTTGCGTTGATACGAGAGGATGACATCAAACTTGCAAGATTTGCCAAATCGTTTGGCTGGTCTGAGAAATGTCAAATAAATTTATTGGACGGATCAAAGGCTTTTA